CCCTTGTGCTTGTGCTGAGTTTCGCAAACTCAAAGCCCACGACCCTACCTAAGTTAACTCAGAAAAATATATCGCGCCCACTACGCCGCTTAAGTTTACTTAGTAACGAGCCTAAGTTAACTCAGAAAAATATAGGGCGTGTCCGAAAAAGCTAAGTTAACTCAGATAACGCCCCCCTAAGTAAACTTAAGCTCCTTCATAAAAATATATTTCGCCCACGACTAAGCCTAACTTAACTCAGTTAACCCATACGGGCTTGCGCTTACGTAGAACCGTGCTATATTCGAGCCTCACCCTAGTGCGGGTTGCCTATGTATACGCCAGTCGTAGATACTGACATTGAATTTTCCGATTACCAGCCAACGTTCGAGACGTTGCAAGCTCGCGTCGATACTGCCTTTGCAGCACTGGCAGAACTAGAGACTAATGTGCTGGTGTCGGACGAAGACATGACCACAGCGCGGTCTGTGTTTATGGGTACGCAGAACGCCACAGACCTTGACCTCTCAAGCCCGGGGACGGTGGTGCACCTGAAGGCAATCCTTTCAGAATACGATACCAAAGTCGTAGAGTCTGCCGTCCAGCTACGTACGTACATCACAAACAAGTTGTTGCTGGAGAGTGCCCACTCCGACCCACGCATTCGGATTAAGGCCCTTGAGTTGCTGGGCAAGATCAGCGACGTTGGGTTGTTCACGGAAAAAGCCGAGATCACGCTACGCCATCGCCCAACCGAAGAGCTGGAGCAGATGTTGCGCGAGCGCCTGTCCAAGGTAATTGAAGGCGAGCACATGACGATGCCATCGTCTCCGACTCATCGCAATGAGACTATTGACGACGTGTTTGCCACCCCCGCACAATGAACCTCCAGCACATGCCGGACGCGGAGAAAGCTGACCTGCTGGCGTTGCTGGACGAGCTGGAGTCGCGCAAGCGCGTATCCATCTGCCAGAACGACTTCCTTGCGTTTATTGCAGCCCTCGATGCCACCTATAAGTTTGGCACGCACCTCAAGCGGCTCGGTGCGTTGCTGACAGAAGTCGAGCAGGGGTATAAGGATCGGATTGCTGTCAGCATGGCCCCGCGTATGGGCAAGAGCCAGATGATCTCCATCTATTACCCGGCATGGTATTTGGGTAAGAACCCCACGCACAAGGTCATTGTTGCCTCACACACTGCCGAATTGGCGGTGGATATGGCCCGTAAAGTGCGGAATTTGATGCAGACTGCCGAGTATCGGAGGATTTTCCCCGATACGACTATTGCATCCGACGCGAAAGCTGCCGGTAAGTGGAATACCAGCCAAGGCGGTGAGTATTTTGCCATTGGTACGGGGGGTGCGCTGGCAGGGCGAGGTGCCGATCTGATCGTTGCCGACGATCCGCTGTCGGAACAGGACATTAAAGCGGGTAATTTCGACTCTTTAGACGCGCTATACGAGTGGTTTTCTGCCGGTTTACGCACGCGACTCATGCCGGGCGGCAAGATATGTATATTACATACCCGCTGGCACCAGCGAGACCTCATTGGACGCTTGATTAAGGATTCCGCGACTAACCCGGACGGCGACCAGTACGAGATTTTTGAGTTTCCTGCCATTCTCAATGAGGAATCGACCGACCCGGACAACCCGCCGAAGTCACTTTGGCCGGAACAGTGGTCGCTTGAGTCGTTGCTGCGCACAAAAGCGTCGATGTCGCACATTCTGTGGCAGTGGAATGCGCAGTACATGCAGAATCCGACGGCTTCGGAGTCTGCCATCATCAAGCGGGAGTGGATCAAGTGGTGGCCGCACGAAGACCCGCCTAAAGTCGACTTTATTGTGCAGGCATACGACACGGCGCTCACTACCAAGACCCGGTCGGACTATAGCGTGTGCCAGACTTGGGGCGTTTTCTTCCATGAGGAAGACAATTCCACTAATGTCATCTTGCTGAACCAAGTGAAAGGCAAGTGGGAGTTCCCTGAGCTCAAGCAAATGGCCCTCGACCAGTACCAAGAGTGGGAGCCAGACTCCGTGATTGTCGAAGCCAAGGCCAGCGGCCAGCCGCTGATCGACGAGATGCGTCGCAGCGGTATCTTTGTGCAGGACTACAGCCCGGGCAAGGGCCAAGACAAGATCGCACGGCTCAACGCCGTGGCAGACATGTTTGCCAGCGGCCATGTATGGTTCCCGGAGACTCACTGGGCGCAAGCCACCGTAGAAGAGATTGTATCGTTCCCCGCCGCCGAGCATGACGACGCGGTCGACGCCTGTACCTTGGCCTTAGCACGTGTGCGTAAGGGCGGGTTGCTGTCCTTGCGGACTGATAACGAGGACAATGAACCAGTCTTTTTCCGCCGCAAAGGCGGCTACTACTGACCCAATTAAGGACCGACCCAATGGCAACAAACGTTGATAAGGCGCTGACCTCCGCCAACCCGCTGCTCGACAACGAGCCGTTCCAGCTTGAGCTCGACCTCGACCTCGACGACTCTCCCTCGACACAGACCCAGCTCGACGATGGGTCGATTGAGATTACGCTTGGCGAATCCACTTCTCCTACCGACACCGACGAAGACATTTCATTTGATGCCAACTTGGCTGACTACCTCGATGAGTCCGTCCTTGCCACACTGGCCTCAGACCTGATCGACGAAGTCGAGACCGACATTCAATCCAGAAAAGACTGGGTTGAGACGTATGTCAAAGGTATGGAAGTGCTGGGCTTGAAGTATGAAGAGCGGATGGAGCCTTGGGAAGACGCCTGTGGTGTGTACAGTGCCGTCTTGTCGGAAGCTGCCATTCGGTTCCAAGCTGAGACTATGCAGGAGACATTCCCTGCCGCTGGCCCCGTGAAGACGCTGATCCTCGGAGAATCCACGCCGGAGAAAGAGAAAGCGGCGGAGCGTGTGCGGGACGACATGAACTACCAGATCACGGAAGTGATGAGCGAGTATCGGACGGAGCACGAGCGGGCTCTGTTTAATCTGGCGCTGGCGGGTAGCGTGTTCAAGAAGGTCTACTTTGACCCTAACCTTGACCGGCAAGTTAGCATCACCGTGCCGGCTGAAGACATTATTGTGCCGTGGGGTGCCACCGATCTAAACACCGCTGAGCGTGTGACGCACATCCTGCGCAAAACCAAGCTGGAGATGCAGAAGTTGCAGGCATCCGAGTTTTATCGGGACGTGGACTTGGGCGAAGCGCGGTCGTATCACACCGACCTCGAGAAGAAGAAGGCTGAGGACTCGGGCTTTACGATCACTGATGACAATCGGTATTCGCTGTTTGAGTGCCACGCAGACCTCGTCATTCCCGGGTTCGACGCAGCAGAAGACGAAGACAATCTCTCACCCTTGCCGTCCCCGTACGTTGTAACGCTCGACCGTGGGTCACAGACTATTCTCTCTATCCGTCGTAACTGGGAGCCGCACCTGCCGTCGCCAGCACACCCCACGGGGACTGCGACACAACGGCCCACACCGACACCGCTCAAGCGCCAGCACTTCGTACACTACCCGTACATTATTGGGTTTGGGTTTTATGGCCTTGGGCTGATCCACATCATCGGCGGCTACGCACGCGCAGGCACCTCACTCATCCGTCAGCTGGTGGACGCGGGCACGCTGAATAACTTGCCGGGTGGCCTCAAGGCCCGTGGCATGCGTATCAAGGGCGACGACACGCCCATCGCACCCGGAGAATTCCGGGACGTGGACATCCCCTCGGGGGCCATCCGCGACAACATCATGCCGCTGCCGTACAAGGAGCCGTCTCAAGTTCTGCTCGCCCTGCTGAACCAGATCACAGAAGAAGGCCGACGTTTAGGGGCTATCAGCGATCTTAATGTTAGCGATATGAGCGCGAACGCGCCCGTGGGCACCACGCTGGCTATTCTGGAGCGCACTCTCAAGCCGATGGCTGCGGTGCAGGCGCGTGTGCACTACGCCATGAAGCAGGAGTTCAAGCTGCTGAAGGCACTCATCGCTGAGTATGCGCCCAGCCAGTATGACTACAAGCCCAGCCACGCTAACCGTAAGGCACGGCGCGAGGACTACGCGACGACTGAGGTGATCCCGGTCAGCGACCCGAACAGCTCGACAATGGCCCAGCGGGTTGTGCAGTATCAAGCGATTATGCAGATGGCGCAGGCTGCGCCTCAGATTTATGACCTGCCGTACCTGCACAGACAGATGATCGAGGTGTTGGGCGTAAAGAACGCCGACAAGATTCTGCCGATGCCCGAGGACCAGACGCCACGCGATCCGATTTCCGAGAACATGGCAGTGATGATCGGCAAGCCGGTCAAAGCGTTTATCTACCAAGATCACGATGCGCATATCTCCGCGCACATGACGTTTCTGCAAGACCCGATGATTGCCGCAACACTCGGCCAGAATCCGATGGCTCAGCAGATGCAGGCCGCTCTAATGGCGCACGTTGCCGAGCACTTGGGGTACAGCTATCGCAAGCAGATCGAGGAACAGCTTGGCGTGCCTCTGCCGCCCCCGGACAAGCCCCTGCCGGAGGAGTTTGAGGTGCAGTTGTCGCGCCTCGTGGCCGATGCGTCCAAGCAGCTGGTGCAGATGCACCAGAGTCAGGCCGCCCAGCAGCAGGCTCAGCAGCAAGCTCAGGACCCGCTGTTGCAGATTCAGCAGCAGGAGTTGCAGGTCAAGCAGCAAGACATCCAGCGTAAGGCCCAGAAGGATGCGCTCGATGCCAAGCAGGCTGACCGTCGCCTGTCTCTTGAGGAACAGCGCCTGTTGCTCGACGCGCAGAAGAGTGGCGCGCAGCTCCAAGCACAAGACAAGCAGAATGCAGATCGTTTGAAGATGGACCTGATGAAGACCGTAGTGCAGCAGCAACGAAAACCCAAGGAGAAATAATTGGCGAAGACAGTGTTTGAAGCCCTCCGGAGCAATCTGGAGGGGGAGAGTGTGCGGATAAGTAATCACCTCGCTGAAGGCAAGGCGGGGGATTACGCAACGTATAAAGAGCTGTGTGGGGTCGTCCGAGGGCTGACCCACGCAGTAGCAGCGATTACAGACCTTGAGCAGAACTACTTGGAACGAGATGATGACTGAGCCCGTATTCACTGAAGAAGAGATCGAGAAGCAACTGCCGAAACCCGTCGGTTACATGCTGCTGATCGCCCTGCCTGTGGTCGACGAGACGTATGAATCGGGCATTGTTAAAGATGCCAAGACTGTGCACTACGAGAAGGTGCTGTCGACCATCGGGCTGGTGCTGGACATGGGCTCGCAGGCATACAAAGACCCTGAGCGGTTCCCGCATGGGCCGTGGTGTTCCGCCGGTGAGTACGTGATGTTCCGCAGCAACAGCGGCACGCGGTTTACCTTCCGAGGGGTGGAGTATCGCCTCATGTCTGACGACAGCATCGAGGCTGTTGTTGCTGATCCCCGTGGCATTAGCCGCCCTTAAGGAGGGTATATGGAAAAGTTTGAATTTGAGTTTCCCGATCCCGACAAGGAAGAGGCCAAGGCTAAAGCCCCCGCCGCTGAAGCCGACGACAATGAGTTCGAAGTTGAGGTAGTCGACGATACGCCGGCGAAAGATCGCGGGCGCAAGCCTGCTGAGCCGCCGACAGACGTGACTGAGGATGAGCTGGAAGGCTATTCGGACAAGGTCAAGAAGCGTATTCAGCACTTCACGCGGGGCTATCACGACGAGCGTCGGGCGAAAGAATCCGCCTTGCGTGAGCGCGAGGAAGCACTGAAGCTGGCGCAGTCGATCATTGAAGAGAATAAAAAGCTCAAAAGTACCGTTAATCAGAATCAGGAAGCACTCCTCGAACAAGCTAAACGCTCCGCTGATGTTGAATTGGCCCAAGCCAAGGCTCAGTTTCGTGCGGCCTACGAAGAAGGCGACCCAGATAAGGTAACAACAGCCCAAGAAAACATGACATCCGCCAAGCTGAAAGCGGATCGAGTGGCTAACTTTAGGCTGCCGACTTTACAAGAGGAAGAATCTCCTGTAGAAATTAAAAATAACGCTCCGGCACAGCCGCAAGCTCCGTTAGATTCCCGAGTCGCTGCATGGGCACAAGATAATCCGTGGTTCGGGTCTGACGATGAGATGACGAGTTTTGCGTTGGGGCTGCACAACAAGCTGTACAAGCAAGGTGTCGACCTTCAATCCGACGAATACTACGACGCTATCAACCGTCGTATGCGCCAAGTGTTCCCCGATCAGTTCGAGGAATCTGAACCAGACGAGAAACCACGCCGTAAACCGGTAGTGGCTCCTGCGACCCGCACTGCCGCACCCCGAAAAATCGTACTGACAACATCGCAACAGGCTATTGCCAAACGGCTTGGTCTAACTTTGGAGCAGTACGCTCGACAGGTTGCTGAAGACATGAGGAAACAAAATGGCTGAGAACAGAACTTCACGTGATGCGGCAATTCGTAAACGCCGCTGGGCACCCGCTTCCTTGCTGCCTGATCCTACCCCTGAACAGGGCTATGTATTTCGCTGGGTACGTATGTCCACGATGAACCAAGCTGATCCCATGAATGTTTCCGCAAAACTTCGTGAAGGTTGGGAACCGGTTAAGGCGTCGGCTCACCCCGAGATTCAGCTGGCTGCTATCGAAAATGATAAGCACCGCGACAATATCGTGATTGGTGGTTTGATGCTCTGCAAAATCCCCACTGAGATGGCTGAAGACCGTGATGCGTACTATCGCACGCAAGCGGAAAATCAGATGCACGCAGTTGATAACACTTTTATGCGCGAGAATGATCCTCGGATGCCTCTGTTCGCAGAGAAAAAATCCAAGGTCACTTTCGGTAACGGAACCTAATAGGAGCTACACATGGCGTCTACGCTTTCTCCTTATGGCCTGCGTCCGATCCAGTTGGTCGGCGGTCAGGTCTTCGCGGGTCAATTCCGCGAATACAAATTCTCGGTTAACACAGCCGCCGCGATCTTCGCTGGCGATGTGATCGCTCTTGCTAGCACTGGCGAACCGGCTTCCATCACTACAACTCCAGTTGGTATCAAGATTCCGGCTACGTCTGCTGACGCAACTGCCGGTATCGTTGGTGTGTGCGTTGGCGTTCGCTACGTTACCCCCAATCTGAACCAGCAACAGTTTGCCCAGTACCTGCCCGCCAACGCGGTCACTGCTGGCTACACTGACATTTTTGTTCGCGTGGTTGATGATCCTGATGCACTGTTCCAGATTCAAGGCACAGCCGCTCTGGGCACATTCAACAGCGGCACAAACGGCTCCGGCTGGTCTGGCGCTATCGGCAAGAATGCCGCCCTTGGTTTTGTCACTGCGGGCAACACCCGTACAGGCAATTCCGGCGTCAACCTGATTGTCGGCTCCAACGGTGCCGGTCTGGTGACTACTGCTGCTACCGCAATGCGCGTTGTTGATGTTGTGCGCGGCACTGAATCTGATTTGTACCCCGAGTTTGTGGTCAAGTTCAATCAGGGCGTGCACTCTTACTACAACTCGCTCGGCGTCTAAGGAGACTGAAGCATGGCTATTTCACGTTCACAGCTACTCAAAGAACTTCTCCCGGGCCTGAATGCGTTGTTCGGTCTGGAGTACAAGCGCTACGGCGAAGAGCACAAGGAAATCTACGAAATCGAGACTTCCGAGCGTTCGTTTGAAGAAGAAACCAAGCTGTCTGGTTTCGGTCAAGCGCCGGTCAAAAACGAAGGTTCCGCAATTGTGTACGACAACGCCCAAGAAGCTTGGACGGCGCGCTACACACACGAAACCATCGCCCTTGGTTTCTCGATCACTGAAGAAGCGATTGAAGATAACTTGTACGACAGCCTGTCTGCTCGTTATACCAAGGCGCTGGCCCGTGGTATGGCCTACACCAAGCAAGTCAAAGCCGCTTCGATTCTGAACAACGGCTTTGCTGGTGGCCCGACCTACGGCGACGGCAAGACTCTGTTCGCTACAGACCACCCGCTGGTCAATGGCGCAACAAACAGCAACCGCCCGTCTACTGGCGCTGACTTGAATGAGACTTCGCTTGAAGCCGCTGTCATTCAGATCGCTGCTTGGACAGACGAGCGTGGCCTGCTGATCGCTGCCAAGCCCCGTAAGTTGGTTGTTCCGCCCGCACTGATGTTCGTTGCAACTCGCCTGCTCGAAACAGAGCTGCGTGTCGGCACCACTGACAACGACATCAACGCGCTGAAGAACAACGGCTCGATCCCCGAAGGTTACGCGGTCAATCACTTCTTGACCGACATCAACGGCTGGTTCCTGCTGACCGACGTGCCTAACGGCATGAAGCATTTCGTCCGTACTCCGATGCAGACCGGAATGGATGGAGACTTCGAAACGGGCAACACCCGTTACAAGGCCCGCGAACGCTATTCCTTTGGGGTCAGCGATCCTCTGGGTGTGTTTGGTTCGCCCGGCGCGAGCTGATAAGTAGTTGATTTGTAGCAAAAAAGGGGCTTCGGCCCCTTTTTTGTTGTCCAGCTTGTTTTCTCACAAAGACTTTGGTACAGTTAATTAGGATTACCTGTAACTAAATCTAAAGGAGCGAATATGGACACAAAAGACCTGCCAAAAACTCGCGCTGAAGCGAAAGCAACTGGGGCCAAGTACTACTTTACTGGCGAGCCGTGCAAGCACGGGCACATCGCGCCCCGCAAAACCAAAGGCGCCTGTGTTGAATGTTTACGAGACGAGTGGAAACGTGGGGCAGTAACTCGGGCAGATTACTTTGCTGCCTACAACCGCAATGACGTAGTAAAAGAGCAAAAACATGATTGGTATTTGGCAAATCGCGAGCAAGTAATCGCCCGCGCAAAATTGCAAACCAAAGATCAAAAACGGGCCTATCAAACAGCATGGAAAGAACGAAATCTTGTTTGGGTTCGGGCAGACACTAAAGCGCGGCGTCGCAAGCACAGGCAAGCCACTCCACCGTGGATCACGCGCAAACAAAAATCTGAAATGCGAGCGCTGTATCAGATTGCTATCACAATGACCAAAACGACTGGGGAAGCGTACGTAGTTGACCATATCTACCCCTTGCGATCAGACACCGTGTGCGGGCTGCATGTGCCGTGGAACCTGCGAGTTATTACTCGCGCAGAGAACTTGCGCAAGTCAAACTTGTTGCCGGATGACTCCGCAGCGTTGGCGTTTCCAAACGCCCTTGACCCCCCACTACCTACGTGCTAAAACGTATGTATTCCGGGGCTTACCCCGGTATGCGCGACGTCCCCGGACGATGACATGCAAACGCCCATACCGAACTCGCATGTGAGGACAATATGAGCTTTTCTACTTTCTCCGGTCCCGTACGCTCGGGCACTGTGCGCGAAGGCGCTGGCCGCAACACTGGCTTGGTTGTGCTTACCCAAGCTTATGATTCTGGCGATCTGACGGGTACTACTACCGGCACGCTCGACATCAACTCGGGCATCATCCTGCCGCAAGGCGCGCAAATCATCAACATCGTGATTGACCAAGTGGTTGCTTCGACCACAGGCACAACTACGGTTTCGGTGGGCAATGCTTCCGGTGGCGCACAACTCTCCGCTGCTGTAGCCACAACCGCTGGCGGTCGTTTCACAGGCACCACGACAGCCGCTACTCAGCTGGCATGGCAGACCTCCACCACCGCCGATACAACCGTGTGGATTCGGAACGTCACCGGCACAGCTACACTGGGCTCGGGTCGTTTCATTGTCACCGTGAACTACGCGCAGCGTGCGCCTAACGGCACTGCTAACCCTGTTAGCGCTTAATTAGGAGCGCATCATGGGGATGCAGACTGACGTAAAATCCGCGCACGTGGAAGCTACCGGATCAATGGTGTCGGGCCGAACTCGGCTAAAAGGCTATCAATGTCTTTCAGGCGGAACGGCTGGCGATATTATTTTTACCGATGGCAATGGCGGAGCGGAACTACTGCGTTTCAACATACCGGCCAACACCAACAATCCCTTTGCCAATTTAATTCCGGGCGAAGGCATTTTGGCAGAAACGGGTATTTATGTGACGTTGCCAACCGCCGCAAAAGTAACGGTGTTTTATGGCTAAGAAGGCTGTGTCATTGGCGGTAGGGCGAGGAGAAAAGCTCCCGGTATCTCAGGGAGCGGGCCTTACTGCCAAGGGGCGTGCGCGGTACAACGCGGCTACAGGGTCAAATCTGAAAGCGCCTGCGCCTAGCCCCAAGACCAAAGCTGATGCAGGGCGTAAGAAGTCATTTTGCGCTCGCATGAGCGGGATGCCCGGCCCGATGAAAGATGAGAAAGGGCGGCCAACACGCAAGGCTGCTAGTCTTAAACGGTGGGGCTGTAAATGAGCGAAGCTACAAGCGAGACTGTAAAGCATGCCGTGGATGCCTTATCAATCGTTACGGTCGTTGGGACACTGGCAGACATGTTGCCTTCCATCGCAGCGGTATTCACAATCGTGTGGACAGTAATTCGCATCTACGAGACGGATACTGTTCAAGGCTGGTTTGGCAAAAAGGGAAGCGGCGATGCCGAGTAGTTCCAAGAAGCAGGCGGACTTCATGCGCGCTGTCGCGCATAGCCCCAAGTTTGCCAAGAAGGTCGGCGTTCCTGTATCAGTAGGTAAAGATTTCTCTGCGGCTGACAAAGGCCGTCAATTCAAAGAGGGTGGCGACATGGCTAAAGAATCTAAAGCGATGGTTAAGAAAGAAATGGCGTTCATGAAGGCTAAAGGCGCTCCTAAAGCGATGGTCAAGCACGAAAAGGCCGAAGCCAAAGGCATGAAGAGCGGCGGCGCGTGCTACGCCAAGGGTGGTGGCATTGAGTCCAAGGGTAAGACCAAGGGCAAAGTCATTAAGATGGCCGCTGGCGGTAAGTGCAAATAAGGATCAATCATGGCTCGTGACGTTTACACCGCAGATATGGGTATGCCCCCGTCCCCGGACGAAGGCGCTCCTGCTAAAAAGCCTGAAACGAAAAAGCCCGTACGTCGTCCGATGCCGGACGTTTACACCGCAGAGATGGGTATGCCTCCGTCGCCTGATGAAGGCGCTCCGGCTAAACGGCCTATGCGGGCGGCGAAATCTAAAGCCTATGCCAAAGGCGGCTCTGTGGGTTCCGCTTCCAAGCGAGCTGATGGCATTGCTAGCAAGGGCAAGACCAAGGGTAGGGTTTGCTAATGCGTCCTAGTCGCGGAATGGGGGCAATTAACCCTGCCAAACAACCCAAACCGAAGCGGGTGGTCAAGCGTAAAGACCGCCCGCAGGACGTGGATGTGTACGCCGAAGGCGGGCTGTACGAGAACATCAACGCCAAACGGCAGCGAATCGCCAAAGGTTCCGGCGAGAAGATGCGTAAGCCGGGGGCTCCCGGCGCACCGACAGCGGCGGCATTCAAGGCTTCGGCTAAAACGGCAAAGAGGTAAGCATGACCACATCCGGCACAACCGCGTTTAATATGGACTTCGCAGAGATCGCGGAAGAGGCGTGGGAGCGTGCCGGTCGTGAAATGCGTTCGGGTTATGACCTGCGCACAGCGCGGCGCTCCATGAACCTGCTTACGATTGAGTGGCAGAACCGTGGACTTAACATGTGGACGTTTGAACAGAACGTTCAGGTGCTCACACCGGGCACCGCCACATATACCCTTCCCGCAGACACTATCGACCTTCTCGATCATGTCATTCGCACCGGCAGCGGCACGACGCAAGCTGATCTGGCAATCTCGCGTATCAGCATCTCAACCTACGCAACTATCCCCAACAAGAACAACACTGGGCGTCCGATTCAGCTCTATGTTCAGCGGTTGCGGGATGCACCCCAAGTCACAGTCTGGCCTGTGCCTGATGCCACGCAAACCTACACGCTAGTGTACTGGCGTATGCGGCGTATTCAAGATGCCGGCAATGGCGTGGAAACGTC